CGCGGCTTCGGGCTGGACGGCGTGTGCGGACTGCAGCCGATTGCGGTGGGGCGCGACGTGATCGGCTCGGCGATGTCGGCGGAGGAAGCGGCCGCGAAGCTGTTCGCGCACGGCCTGCAGGCTTCGGGGGTGGTCACCCACGAGGATGGCAAGCTCTCGGCCGCGCAGCGCCAGACGATCGAGGCGTCGCTCGAGCGGTTCACCGGCTCGAACAATTTTGGCAAGGTGATCGTGCTGGAGTCCGGGATGAAGTACCAGGGCATCACGATGAATCCGGAGGCCGCGCAGATGCTGCAAACGCGCGCGATGAACGTGGAGCAGATCTGCAGCTGGTTCAAGGTGCCGCCGTTCATGATCGGGCACATGGACAAGCAAAGCAGCTGGGCCTCGAGCATCGAGCGCCTGAACCTGCACTTCCTGACGCACAGTTTGCGCCCGCTGCTGGAGAACATCGAGCAGGAGATTGCGCGCTGCCTGATCGCGCCGGGCGAGCGCGACACGGTGTATGCGGAGTTCTCGGTGGAGGCGTTGCTGCGCGCGGACAGCGCGGGGCGTGCGGCTTACTACAGCACGGCGTTGCAAAACGGCTGGATGAACCGCAACACGGTGGCGAGGATGGAGAACATGCCGCTGATCGAGGGCGGCGACGTGTACACGGTGCAGGCGAACCTGGTGCCGCTCGAGCAGTTGGGACGGCAACCGGCACCGGCGCAGGCGGCCCACGCAGCGCAGGCGGCGATGCACGCGTGGCTGGGTGCGCTGCACGAGCAAACCGATCACAGCGACGAGGCGGCGCTCGCTGCGTAGTTATCCTACTCACAAGGAACTTTCATGACGAAACGCACACTGCCGGCCGCGCCGGCGGTGTCACCCTGCGCGGGCCTGTCGACGGCGCTCGCGCCGGGCGTGCTGGCGCGCTGGAATCCGGCGGTGCAGGCAGCCGTGACCGGTGACACCACGATCTCGATCCTGGACCCGATCGGCCTGGACCCGTGGACGGGCGACGGGGTGACGGCCAAACGCGTCAGTGCCGCGTTGCGCACGATCGGCGCGCGCGACGCGGTGGTGAACGTGAATTCGCCGGGCGGCGACATGTTCGAGGGGCTGGCGATCTACAACCTGCTGCGCGAGCACCCAGGCCGGGTGACGGTCAAGGTGCTGGGAGTGGCCGCCTCCGCCGCATCGTTCATCGCAATGGCCGGCGACGAGATCCAGATCGGTCGCGCGTCGTTCCTGATGGTGCACAACGCGTGGATCCGCACGAGCGGCAACCGGCACGCGTTGCGCGAGGTGGCCGCCACGCTGGAGACATTCGATCGGGCGACCGCGGGCGTGTATGCGGCGCGAACCGGCCTGCCGGTCGACGAGGTGACGACGCTGCTGGATGCCGAGACGTGGCTTGCCGGCGAGGACGCGATTGCCAAAGGGTTTGCCGATGCGTATCTGGAGGCCGATGAGGCGCACGAACAGGCGGATGCGGCCGCCAGCGCGCGGCTCGCCGCAAAACAGCTGCACCTGATGCTGGCCGAGGTGCCGCGTGCGCAGGTGCGCCGGTTGTTGAACGAGGTACGGCCCGACACGCGTGGCACCGTGGACGACGCATTCCTTGCCCGGGTGCGGGCGGGGCTGGCCGAGCATTGAATCCATTATCTCTGGAGAGGAGCATGACCCCGGAAGAGTTGTTGAAAGAAGTGATGGCCGCGCTCGACAAGAAGAGCGGCGAGTATGCCAAACAGGCCGAGCAGGCGCTCAAGGAAGCGCAAAACGCAGGCTCCTTGTCGACCGACACGAAGCTCGCGGTCGACAAGATGGCCACCGAGTTCAACGCGCTCACGCAGGCGCAGGATGCACTGAAGGCGCAACTGGGCGAAGCCGAGCAGGCGATCGCGGCGCTGCCCACGCGCAGCGAGCCCGCGATGGTCCTCACGCCGGGCCAGCAGGTCATCGCGTACGAAGCGCTGAAACCGTTCGCGCAACGGGTGGGTGCCAACGAGCGCACGCGCATCAGCATTCCGGTGCGCGCGGCGATGACGAGCCCTGATCTGCCGGCCGGCGTCGTCGAGCCACAGCGGCTGCCGGGCATCGACACGCTGCCCAAACAGCGCCTGTTCATTCGCGATCTGATTTCGCCGGGGCGCACCACGTCGCCGGCCATCTACTGGGTGCAGCAGACCGGTTTCACGAACAAGGCGGCGGTGGTGCCGGAGAATACGAAGAAGCCGGAATCGGACATCGCGTTCGACACAAAAATTACGCCGGTGACGACGGTGGCGCACCTGTTCAAAGCGTCCAAACAGATTCTGGACGATTTTGCGCAGTTGCAGAGCACGGTCGATGTGGAGCTGCGCTACGGATTGAAACAGGTCGAGGAGCAGGAAATCCTGTTTGGCGACGGCACCGGCGCGCACCTACACGGGATCGTGCCGCAAGCCAGTGCATACGATGCGGCGTTCAAGGTCGAGCACCAGAACGGCATCGACGACCTGCGCCTGGCGATGCTGCAGTCGCGCCTGGCCCGGCTGCCGGCCACGGGTTTTGTGTTGCACATGATCGACTGGGCCAAGATCGAACTGCTCAAGGATGCGAACGGCAGCTACATCTTTGCCAACCCGATGCGGTTGTCGACGCCGACGCTGTGGGGCTTGCCGGTGGTGGAGACGGACATTGCGACGTTCGTGGGGAAGTTCCTGACGGGCGCGTTCCGGGACGGCGCGCAGCTGTTCGATCGGGAGGACGCGAACGTCGTGATCTCCACCGAGAACAACGACGATTTCGAGAAGAACATGGTCACGATCCGCTGCGAGGAGCGGCTGGCGCTGGCCACCAAGCGGCCGGAGGCGTTCGTGTACGGCGGGTTCACGGTGCCGGCGCCGCCCAAGCCGCAGGCGTGAGGGCAAGACCATGGAATTGATTGCCATCCGTCCGTTTTTGCTGGCCGGGCGCATCATCAACGACGACGAGCCGTTCGAGACGAGCGAGGCGCACGGGCGTGCGCTCATCAGCAAGGGCATTGCGCGCGAGCCGGACCCGGACACCCCGATCGATGCGGATAAGCCGTCGCGTCGCCCCCCGCGCCGACGCGATTAAAAAAATGGATTTCGTGCCACTGGAACAGGTCAAGGCGCACCTGCGCGTGATCGGTGAGGACGAGGACGACGTGCTCACGTTGTACCGCAACGCTGCCGAGCGGGCCGCCGAATGCTATCTGGGGCGCCACGTGTACGGCACCGAGCAGGCGCTGCTGGTGGCCATCGAGGCGGGCATCGCGGGTGATGCGCCGATGGTGGCTGACGACGATGTGCGCGCGGCGGTGCTGCTCACGGTGGGGTATCTGTACCGGCACCGCGAGGAGACGATGACGCCGGTGGCGCAGCCGCTCAGTCCCGGCGCGCGCTGGCTGCTGTTGCCGCATCGGGTCCACATGGGGGTGTGATGACGATTGCCACCGTACGCGCGCTGCCGCGGCTGCGCGAGCCCGGCGCGGGCGAGCTGGACAAGCTCGTGACGATCCGCCGCCGCGCGGACTATCCGGCGCCTGACATGGGGCTCGATTCGACATTCGTGGGCACCGTGAAGCGCTGGGCGAAGCTCGAGCCGGTGGGCACGGCCGTGTACCTGGACGGGGTGCAGAGCGATCACGCGATCACGCACCGGCTCACGCTGTATTGGCTCGAGGGGGTGACGCGCGAGCACGAGGTAGTGTGTCGCGCGCGCGTGTATGCGATCCGGCGCGTGACCGATCTGAACGGGGGCGGGGTGTTCACCGTGCTGGAAGTGGAGGAGCTGGGCGATGTCAGCTAACAGCCTGTCGTTGCATATCGAGGGTTTTGAGGGGTTTGACCGCTCGATCGATTTCGACAAATCAGTGGTGCGCCGCACGATGCGTCGCGCGGGCGCGCCGGTCACGCGCGACGCCCGTCGGCGGCTTGCACAGCCGGGCCCGTCGCAGCCGGGCGACTACCCGGCGCGGCGCACCGGGCGCCTGCAGCGCGCGATTCGCGCCACCGTGAGCCGCTCGGGCTTCATGGTGGTGATCAGGCCGCGCACCGGCACGGCCGTGCCGCCGTCGGATCCGTACTTTGCGTATCTGTATTACGGCGTGCGGCGTGGCGCGATGCGGCGCCGCAATCATCGCGCCCAGCCGGCCGGCCCGTACCGGATCGCGCCGCGCGCGAACTACATGGTCGATGCGCTGGATAGCCAGACGTCGGCGGTGCGCCGGATCCTGACGGCGGGGCTCGCCGACGCGCTGCGCATCCGATGAAGCTCGGCCCCGTGATTGCGCACCTGCGCTGCTATGCGCCGCTGTTTGCGCAGCGCGTGGCGGGCGCGGCCGAGATGGTGGCCGCGCAGGACAGCGCGCACCTGACGGTGCCGCACGCGTTCGTGGTGGCCACCGGCGACGAGGCGCAGGACAACACATTGCAGAACGGCACGCGCCAGGTGATTCACGACACGTTCGACGTGGTGGTGGTGTTGGCACCCGGCGATGCGCGTGGCCAGCAGGCGGCTGATGCGATGCACGACGTGCGCGTGCAGCTGCACCAGGCGCTGGTGGGCTGGTCGCCGTCCGGGCAGCACGATCCGCTCGAGTACCGCGGTGCCGAACTGGTGTCGGTGGATCGCAGTCGCGCGTGGTACCGCTTCGCGTTTGCGGCGAGCTGGGTGCTGGGCGAGGGCGAGCCGCCGGACACGTGGCACGACGGATGGCTCGCACGCCTGCCGGCGTTCGAGGAGGCGAATGTGCGCACAGAGCAACGAACGGGATTTCAAGTGAGGTGGAACGACGATGAAGACGCTGCGCATCAAGCCGGCTGAGGGCCGGGTGGTTCGCGATCCGGTGCAGGGCGACGATTTGCCGGCAAACGGCCGGCGCGTACCAATGACATCGTACTGGCGGCGATGTTTGACGCACGGCGACGTGATCGCGCTGGGCGAGCGTGACGCCGCGCGCGGCAAAGCAGTGAAACCGCCCAAGGCACAGAACGGAGACGACGCATGACGGTCAGTTTCAACACCATTCCGGCCGACCTGGCCGTGCCGCTGTTTTATGCGGAGATCGACAACAGTCAGGCCTCGACCGGCAGCGACACGCTGCGTCGCCTGGTGATCGGTCAGGCCAACGACGACGCGGTGCTCGAGGCGCCCACCTTGACCTTGTTGTCACGCCCGCGCGATGCGGTGGCGCTCGGCGGCGACGGCTCGATGCTCGCAGCGATGTGTGATGTGTATCGGCGCGGCGACCCGGTGGGTGAACTCTGGGGGCTGGCTGTGAAGGTGACCGACGGCACGCCCGCTTCCGGCGCGCTCGAGCTCACCGGCACCGCGTCCGAGACGGGGCTGCTCTCGCTCTATATCGCGGGCCGCCTGGTGCGCGTCACGGTCACGAGCGGCACGGCCGCGATCGATCTCCTGCCAATGCTGGCCGCGGCAGTGAACGGCACCTCCAATCTGCCGGTGCACGCGTCGATCAAGGACTCGCAACTGGTGCTGACCTGCAAGTGGGCGGGCGCCACCGGCAACGATATTCGGCTGGAGCTGAACCGCGGCGGACTGGCCGCCGACGAGCGCACGCCCGCGGGCCTGACGGTGAATCTGACGCCGATGGCCAACGGCGCGGGCGCGCCCGATGTCACCGCGGCGCTGGCCGCGCTCGGCGACGAGGCGTTCGAGTTCGTGTGCCAGCCGTGGACCGATCCTGACTCGCTCGATGTGTTCGCCGAATGGATGGGGGAGGTGGCCGGGCGCTGGTCGTGGTCGTCGATGCTGTACGGGCACGTGTACGGCGCGCGGCGCGGCACGCCCGGGCAACTCACGCTCGCGGGCCGCGCGCGCAACGATCCGCACATGACGATCAACGGGTTCGAGATGGATGCGCCGCGCCCCGCGTGGGAGCAGGCCGCCGCGTTCGTCGCGCGCCAGGCGGTGTTCATCTCGGCGGACCCCGCGCGCCCGACGCAGACCGGCGCGCTGATCGGCATCGCACCGCCGCGCCACGGCCAGCGCTTCATCCTGACCGAGCGCCAGACGCTGCTGACCAGCGGCATCGCCACGACCATGTCCAGCGACGGCACGGTGCGCATCGAGCGCGCGGTGACTACGTATCAGCGCAACGCGTACGGGCAGCCGGACGACTCGTATCGGGACTCGGAGACGCTGCACACCACCGGCTACGTGATGCGCTTTCTGAGGAACCGCATCACCAGCAAGTACGGGCGCCACAAGCTGGCCGACAACGGCACGCGCTTTGGCGCGGGCGCGGCGGTGGTCACACCGAACATCATCCGCGCGGAGCTGATCGCCGCCTACGACGAGCTCGAATACGCGGGCATCGTCGAGCATGCGGACCTGTTCGCGCAGTACCTGATCGTCGAGCGCAATGCGGAGAACCCGAACCGCGTCGACGTGCTGTTCCCGCCGGACTACATCAACCAGTTGCGCATCTTTGCGGTACTGAACCAGTTCCGCCTGCAGTATCCGGCCGGCATGCAGGCGGCCTAATCGAGGAGTCAAACATCAATGGGACAACCAGTTGCTGGCACCGTCTATGTGAAGGCGGACGGCGTGCAGTTTTCAGTCACGGGCGGGGTCGAATGTCCGCTGTCCACGGTCAAGCGCGAAAGCATTTTGCCCGGGCTGTACAAGGAAGAGGACCGCACGCCGTACGTGAAGGTCGATGCGGTGTTCGAGCGGGATTTTCCGATTGCGAAGCTGCAGAGCGCGACCAGCATGACGGTGACCGTCGAGTTCAAGAACGGGCGCGTGTACGTGCTCAGCGAGGCGTACCTGGTGGGCGAACCGGCAGTCGCCGGTGACGACGGCAAGGCGGCGCTGGAATTCAACGGACGATCGGGACGGTGGCAATGAACATCCCCTTGAGCAAATCCATCCAGGCGCACGACGACACGCTGCAGGCGCTGGAGCTGCGCGAGCCGACACCAGCCGATGTGCGCGCGATCAAGGCGCTGCCGTACGCGCTGGATCGCGACGAGACCGTGCATGTGCGACCCGAGGTGGTCGCGCAGTATGTGTCGCGCTGCGCATCGATCCCGCTGTCCTCGGTCGACCAGATCGAGCTGGTGGATTTCAACGCGCTGTGCTGGACGGTCGCGGGTTTTTTCTTGAAACCGGCGTGCGACACGCCGACGAGTTGATCGCGTTGAGCTACGACGTCGCCCACTTCTGGCGCCTGGACCCCGAACAGGCGCTGCTGCGCCCGCTGTCGACGATTGTCGAGCACCTGGACCACGCCGCGCGCATCAGTCGGGCGCACACGGAACCGTAATGGCCAACACGTTTGAACTGAAGGCGCTCATTACCGGCGTGGATCGACTCTCGCCGACGCTGAACGGCATTCGCAAGAAAATTGCCGGGTTTCGCAAGGGCCTGAAGGCCGATGGGCTCGGCGAACTCGGCTTGCGCGATGTGCTCGCCGGCGGGGCGCTGGCGACCCCCTTGATCCAGGCCACGCGCGCGGCGATCGACTTCGAGTCGTCGATGGCTGACGTGCGCAAGGTGGTTAATTTCGACACGCCGCAGCAGTTCCGGCAGATGGGGCGCGACATCATGAACCTGTCGGTGCACCTGCCGATGGCAGCCAGCGAGATTGCGCAAATCGTCGCCGCCGGTGGCCAGGCGGGCATCGGTCGCAGCGAGCTGGCGCAGTTTGCCGATGACGCGGTCAAGATGGGCGTGGCGTTCGACCTCACCGCCGACCAGGCCGGCGACATGATGGCCAAGTGGCGCACCGCGTTCGGCATGGGCCAGCAGCAAGTCGTCGAGCTCGCGGACAAGATCAACTATCTGGACAACGTGGCCAACGCGAAGGCGGCCAAGGTCTCGGACGTGGTCACGCGTGTGGGGCCGCTTGCGCAGGTCGCTGGCGTGGCCGCGGGCCAGGTCGCCGCGCTGGGCGCGACGCTGGTGGGCGTCGGGGTGCAGCAGGATGTGGCCGCCACCGGCATCAAGGATTTTTTGTTGACACTCTCGGCAGGGTCGGCCGCGACCAAACAGCAGCAACAGATGTTCAAGGCGCTGCGTCTGAATGCCAAACAGGTGGCCACCGGTATGCAGCACGACGCGCAGCACACGATGCTGCACATCCTGAAGGCGATCAGCCAGGTCAAACCGGACCGGCAGGCCGCGGTGCTGCAAAAATTGTTCGGTCGTGAATCGATCGAGGCGATTGCGCCGCTGCTGACGAATTTGAGCCTGCTGAAGACGAATTTCAATCGGGTGGGCGATGCGACGTTGTATGCGCACTCGATGCAGCAGGAGTATGCGCGACGGGCGGCCACGACCGCGAACAACCTGCAGCTGCTGCGTAACCGCGCCGCGCGCATTGGATTGGTGGTGGGCACGGTGGTGCTGCCGGCGCTGAACCAGTTTCTGGCGACGCTGGGGCCGCTGGCCAGCCACGTCGCGACGCTGGCCAGCGCCCACCCCGGCTGGATCAAGGGGCTCATTGGCGCGGCTGCGGGTTTCATGGCGTTGCGCCTGGCGGTGGCGGCGACCACCACGGGCATGAAGCTGTTCACGGCGGTGACGAGCCTCACGCCGATCGGCATCGCGGTGCGCGTGCTGGCGCTCGCTGCGGGCTTGCTGATCGCGAACTGGCAGCGTATCGGACCGTTCTTTAGGCGCGTGTGGACGGGCATCAAGACGGCCGTGCTCAGCTTCGCGCCGCTGCACGCGCTCATCGCGCACTGGGGGCCGATCGTGGATTTCATGTCTGCGCTGTGGGGCGCGGTGAAGATCGTCGTCGCAAAAGACTGGGATGGCCTCAAAGCGCTGTTTCTGAAGTTCACGCCGCTGGGGCTGATCGTCAAGAACTGGGAGCCGGTGGTGGCGTGGTTCGCCCGGCTCTGGGACCGGGTGAAACCGTACGTGGCGCCGCTGCTGGACGGGGCCAGCGCGCTGGCGGGCAAGCTGGGCATCAAGCTGAATGGCTCGGTGGACGACACGCTGCATTCGGCCGCCACGAGCCTGCGTCGGTGGACGGCCGCGCAGCCGCCGGCGTCGGCCCGCGACGGGCACGGCTCCCCGGCCCGGCTGCCGGCTGGACGGCCGCGCCTGCAGGCCGAGGTGAACGTGCATTTCCAGAATGCGCCGCCGGGCTTGAGGACCGGCCGGGTGAAGACCAGTCACCCGGGGCTGACGGTCACGCCCCGTGTCGGGTACCGGTCGCTGGCAGGCGTGTCATGACGAGGCAAGCATGAGCTGGCGTGACCAACTGCGGCCGGCGTCGTTTCGCGGTGTGGCGTTCGATGTCGAGGCCGACCGTGCGCCGGTGGGCCGGCGCGTGGTGGTGCACACGTATCCGCAGCGCGACAAAACCTATCCGGAGGACATGGGTCGCTGCACGCGCGAGTACCGGATGACCGGGTACGTGATTGGTCCGGACTGTTTCGAGCGGCGCGATGCGCTGCTCACCGCGCTGGAGACGGCCGGCGCCGGCGAGCTGATTCACCCGTGGCTGGGCACGCTCAGCGTGCAGCCGGGCGAGTGCGAGATGGCGCACGAGCGGCGCGAGGGCGGCATGGTGCGCTTTGCGCTCACGTTCCACGAGGCGCACGCCCCGAGCTATCCGAACGGCGCGGCCAACACCGCGCACCAGACGGCCGACAGCAGTACCGGGCTGCTCGACACGGCGCTTGATCGCTACCAGCAGGCAGTCGATACGATCGATCGCACGCAGCTCGCTGTCGACCGGATCCAAGCGCAGGGCGAGGTCATTTACGGAACGCTGGCGCGCTATGCGGGGCCGCTCGCCGATCGGCTCGGCGGCCCGCAGGATTTTACGAACAGGCTGGTCAGTGACCCGTCGGCGTTCGGCCACGCGGTAGGTGCGGTGATGGGGCGCGGCACGGATGCATTCGACCCGTTCGACGGCTATGCGGGCACGAATTCGCGCGTGCACGACAGGCTTGATGCACTGGCGGCGCTGAACGCGCTGCACCGACCCAGCGGCCGGGCGGCCCAACAACTGATCGCGGCGGCCGCCGCGCTCGCGCAGGACGCCCTCTGGGTCGATACGACGCGCATGATCGCGCAGCTGCCCGTGCAGGTGCCGGTGCGCATCCCGGTGACGAGCTCGGCGCTCGACGTGCAGGCGGTGACACGTGCGGAGCCGGTCGAAGTGCCGGTGACCGACGACGCATTGGCGCTGTCGCAGGCGGTATCGGACGCGATCTGGGCGCAGGGGCTCGAGGTGCCACGCGCGCACTTCCAGGCGCTCACCGCGGTGAGGATTCGCATCACGCGCCACCTGGCGGCCGTCGCGCGCGAGGGCGTCGGCCTGGTATTCGCTCAGTTGCCCGAACCGCTGCCGGCGCTGGTGCTCGCGTATGCGCGCTACGGCGACGCCACGCGCGCCGACGAGATCGTGATGCGCAATCGCGTGATCCACCCGGGGTTCGTGCCGCCGGGCGAGGTGCAGGTGCTCGCACGATGAAGGCCAGTCTGTCTACCCATGATCCCGATCAGGTCACACTGACGGTCAATGGCCTCGATTATGCGGGCTGGATGGATGTGCGGATATCGGCCGGTATCGAGCGCCAGGCACGCGATTTTAGTATCGGCATCACGTGGAAGTGGCCCGGCAGTGGCGAGGTGCCGCGCACGGTCAAGCAGGGCGATCGGTGCGAGGTGCGCATCGGTGCGGACCGGATCCTGACCGGCTACGTTTTCGCCACGCCGATTCGCTACGACGAGCGCGAGATCACGTTGAGCATCGCCGGCCGGTCGCTCACGGCCGATCTGGTCGATTGTGGTGTGGACGGGCCGCCGTCGCAGTGGCGGCATCAGGGGGTGGTGCCGATCGTCCAGGCGTTGGTCGCACCGTACGGTATCGAGGTGGTCGATGAGGCGCGCGCAGGCGGCACCTTGGCCGATCACACGCTCGAGTCGGGCGAGAGCGTGTTCGAGTCGATCGACCGGTTGCTGAGATTGTCACGCCTGCTGTCGACCGACGATGAACGGGGGCGTGTGGTGATCGCGTGCCCGGGCAGCGCGGGGCGCGCGGCCGACACGCTTTCGCCGGGACACACCATGCTCTCGGGCGACGCGCCCCTGGATTTTACGGAGGTGTGCTCGCAGTACGTGTGCAAGGGCCAGCGCAGCGGCACGGATCACGTGTTCGGCACGGCAGCCAGCGAAGTGCAGGCCAGACTGAGCGATCCGACCATTGCGCGGCGCCGCGTGTGTGTGCTGACCGAAAGCGGTCAATTAACGCCGGAGCTGGCGCGCCAGCGCGTGCAGTGGGAACGCGCGAACCGCCTGAGCCGGGCGCTGCAGACGACTTATATGGTGCGCGGCTGGCGCCAGTCGAACGGGCAGTTGTGGCGACACAACCAGATCGTGCAGGTCAACGATGCACTGATCGGGTTTGCGCGCGACATGCTGATCGTGGCCGTTGACTACGTGAAGAACGAGGAGGACGGCACGGTGACGCGTCTGACGGTGGCGCCGCCGGACGGGTTTGAGGCTGAGCCGGTGAAACCGAAGCATGTCAAAAAGGCTCGCAAGGGTGATCAGTTCGAGTATCTGCTGCCGGCTGATTGGGACACGACGGGGACAAATAGAGGAAGCGCGTGAAGCGAATCGGAATCTGGCTGCTGCGCGGCGTGGTTGCGCTCGTGAACACGGCCAGCAAGATGCAGACGCTGCAGCTGCGGCTGATGGCGGGCAGCGCCAAGGATGGCGTGGAGCACTTCGAGCCGTACGGCTTCACGTCGTGTCCGCGCGAGGGCGCCGAGGCGGTCGTGGGTTTTATGGGCGGCGACACCTCGCACGGCGTGGCGATCGTGGTGGCGGACCGGCGGTATCGTCCGGTCGGCCTCGAGCCGGGCGAGGTGGCGATTTTTACGCATGAGGGCGACAGCATGATCCTGCGCAACGGTCATCTTGCCGAGCTGAAGACCGGCACGTTGCGTATCCACGCGTCCGAGAAAGTCGAGATCGACACGCCGGTGCTCGAGGCGACGCACCAGGTCATCGCCAGGGGGCCGCTGAGCGCGCAGGACGGGCTCGCGGTGTCCGGGGGCGAGGACGCGGCCGCGGTGATCGACGGCACGCTGCGCGCCAGCGTCGACGTGATCGCCGCGGGCAAGAGCGCGGCGCACCACCGCCACGCCGAGACCGGATCGATCACGGAGGAGCCGCAATGAGGTACGACACCATGGCGCACGACAGTCGCGACGCGCTGCTTCGACGCGCGGTCGAGATCAGCCTCATGAGCTGGCGCCGTGCCGAACCGAGCGACACGCTGGACGACGCGAACCGCCAGGGCTGGTGGGGCGACGGTTTCCCGAGCGTGGCCGGTGACCAGATCGGCTCGCGCCTCTGGGAGCTGCGCCGCTGCGCGATCACCGCCGAGGTGTTGCGCCAGGCCGAGGATTTTTGTCGTGAGGCGCTCGCCTGGATGATCGACGACGGCTGGGTGAGCGCCGTTGACGTGTGCGTTGCGCGGGCCAATTCCCCCGCGCAGCGTGATCGCGTGGCCGCGCGCGTGGTGCTGACCGATGCGCAGGGCGTGTCGGTTGATGTGAATTTTGATGACCTGTGGCGAGTCCTGGATGCCGTTCCAACTTCCCTCTTTACCTGAGCTGATCGAGCGCACGCTGGCGGATCTGGGCACGCACGCGAGCAGTGCGTTGCGCCGCTCGGATGAACAGGTGCTCGCGCGCACCCACGCGGGCGCCAGCCACGTGATGCACGGCTATTTGGGATGGACCGCGAAACAGATCCTGCCGGATCGTTGCGACGAGCCGATGCTGTTGCGCCAGGCCAGACTGCGCCTGGCCGTGCCGCGCAAGGACGCGGTGGCGGCCAGCGGCACCGTGCAGGCCACGGGGGCGGCCGGCCGCGAGATCGAGGCCGGCACGCTGCTGCACACCGAGGACGGCCGGCGCTATGTGGTCGTGCAGCCCACGCGTGTGCACGATACGACGGCGGTGGTGCCGGTGCGCGCGTTCGAGGCGGGCGCGGCCGGCAATCTGGCCGCCGGCGCCACGCTGTCGTTCGTCTCGCCGGTGCTGGGCGTACGGGACGCGGTCACGGTATTGGCGCCGGGTCTCACGGGCGGCACCGATGAGGAGCCGATTGCGCGACTGCGCCAACGCGTGGTTCGCGCGTACCGGCTGGTGCCCGACGGGGGCAACGCCGACGACTACGTGAGCTGGGCGCTGGAGGTGTCGGGCATCACGCGCGCGTGGTGCGTGCGCAACTACATGGGGCTCGGCACGGTGGGCGTGTTCGTGATGCGCGACGACGATCCGAATCCGGTGCCGGACAAAGCGGCGTGCGCGGCGGTGCAGGCGCACATTGAAGCACGGCGGCCTGTGACCGCCGAGGTGTTCGTGCTGGGCCCGGTGCCCAAGGCGATCGACGTGACGATTGCGCTCACACCGGACGACGACCCGACGCGCGGGGCGGTGACTGCCGCGTTGCAGGATCTGCTGGTGCGCGAGGGAGAGCTGGGCGTGACGGTGCTCGAATCGCACCTGCGCGAGGCGATCAGCGAGGCGCCGGGCGAATTCGATCACCGGTTGCTTGAGCCCAAGGATAACGTGGTCCTGCAGCCCAACGAGATTCCGGTACTGGGGACCGTCACATGGCAGTGAGGGCCGCCGCCGATTACGCGCGCATGCTGGCCGCGCTCTTGCCGCCGGGCCCCGCGTGGGACGTCGATCATGCGCCGAACGTGCACCGGATCCTGAATGGTCTGGCAGTGGAGCTCGCACGGGTGGATACGCGTGCGGCGGACCTGCTCGACGAGATGGATCCGGCCACGGTGCGCGAGCTGGTGCCCGACTGGGAGCGGGTGATGGGGCTGCCGGATCCGTGCCTGGGGCCGGCGCAAACCTTCGAGGACCGCCAGCGGGCGGTGCGCAAGCGGTTGCTGGGTATCGGCGGGCAGAGGCCCGCGTACTTCGAAGGGCTGGCGCGGGCCAGCGGCTATCCGGATGCGTGGGTGGAGGAGCTGCGCGCGCCGCGCTTTGGTCGGGCGCGCTTCGGACAGGCGCGATTCGGCACGCGGCGCCAGGCGTTCATCTGGGTGCTGCATCTGGGGCGGCGTCAGGTGGCCGGGCGCCGCTTTGGCGTGACGGTGTGGGGCGAGCGCTTTGGGCGCAATCCGGACTCGGGCATTGAGTGCCTGATCCGGCGGCATGCGCCTGCGCACACGTTGGTGTTGTTCGAGAACGCGGAGTGAGCAAGGAAAGAGCGAATGGATTACCCGAAAAACGTGCCGGGCGTGGGCCTGGTGAACGGCAAGTTTGCGGACGAGGATGCAGCCAGCGGCCGTATCGGCTCACTGATTCCGGCCGAGTGGGGCAATGCGGTGACCGACGAGCACATCAACGTGTTGCGTGCGGCGGGCCTCGAGCCGGACGAGACGTCGGTCACTCAGTTGCTGGAAGCGATCAAGGTGTTGTCGGCCAGTGGCGAGACGATGCCGCCGGAGGACGACAGCGATCACTGGGCCACCACGAAATTCGTGCACGAGGTGGTGAGTCGAGCGGTGCCCAACCGCGTGGGCGAAATCGTGTTCGAGATGCGCGTGCAGCCCCGGCTGGGCTGGCTGAAACTGAACGGCGCGCTGCTCCAGCGCGCGGACTATGCGGACCTGTGGGCGTATGCGCAGGCCAGTGGTGCGATCGTGGCCGAGAAGGACTGGCCCAACAACTGGTGGGGCGCGTTCTCGAGTGGGGACGGGGCGACCACGTTTCGGATTCCGGACCTGCGGGGCACGTTTCTTCGCGTATGGGACGACACGCGCGGCCTGGATGCGGGGCGCAATATCGGGGCGTTCCAGGGCACGGCGAATGCGTCGCACGCGCACGGTGCGTCGGCCGCGGCGGTGGGCGACCACGTGCACGGTGCGTGGACCGACGCGCAGGGGCAGCACTCGCACACTGGCGTTACCGGCGGGGTCGGAGATCACGGGCACGGGGTCGGCGATCCAGGGCACGCGCACGGAACGACGGTGCCCCATGGCGGAGGTGGTGGTGGCGAACGAGCCGTGATTGGCCCGTTTGGGGTTGACGGCTTTTATACGACCGAGGGGGCGGGCACAGGGATTTGGATTGCGGCAGCGGGCGCGCACAACCACGGCATCGGCGCGGACGGCAATCACGGTCACAACGTCAGCATCGGCGGTGCAGGCAACCACTCGCACACGATCACGATCGCAGCCGACGGGGCGAACGAGTCGCGGCCGGTGAACGTGGCCGTGTCGGCGTTTATCCGCGCATATTGAGGGGCATCCGATGAAAATCCATACCTATCACCACCAGAGTGGCGCGTACCAGGGCGAAAGCGTGGCCGAGCCGGATCCGCGCAATGACGCGCGCTGGTTGATGCCGGCATTCACAACAATTGTGGCGCCACCCGACAAGCAGGCGCGCACCTGGCCTTGCTGGCGCGACGGGCAGTGGACATTGCTGCCGGACTATCGCGCCGCGCCACTGTACCGTACCGACACGGGCGAGCCTGCGTCGATTGATGCACCGGGTATCACGCCCGAGGAAGTGGGCTTGACGGAGCAGGCGCCGCCGGGCCCGGAACACGTGTGGCGCGATGGCGCGTGGCAGATCGACGACGCGCGCGTGGCGGCTCAGGTGCGCGAGGCGGCGATTTGCGCCTTCGACACGCGGTTCACGAAAGCCCGCCAGCGCACCCTCGGACGCGGCGACGCGCTGGCCGCCGGGCTGTTGAACGACGTGGAGACGGCAACATTTAAAGCGTGGGCCGCGTATCAACTGGCGCTGGTGCGGGTGATCGACGCGCCGGACTTCCCCGAACACGTCAACTGGCCGGCCGAGCCCGACGAGGCCGAGATCCTGCGGCAGGTGGCCGAAGCCGAGGCGGAAAAGGCGAAGGAAGCCGCGAAGGATACAGCCAACCCGGAGCCGACGTAATGGAGCCGGGCCCCGATATCGGCGCCGCGCTGTGGGCCGCACTGGACAAACTGCTGCCGGGCGCGGCCGGCGCCGTGATCCAGCTGTTGTTCGTCGACAAAGATCTCAGTTGGCGTCAGATGGTCATCGCGCTCGCGGCAGGCGTGGCGATCGCCTACTTCATGGGGCCGCTGATCGTATCGATGGCGGGCATTACCGGCAGCGGCAAGCAGCAGTCGATCGGGTTTCTGATCGGCCTCTTTGGCTTGAAGCTCACGCGCGAGGCGTTCAGGTTGATCAACTCCGGGGCGCTGACCGAATGGGTGCGGCGCCGTTTCCTGCCGGGAGAGAAGTGATGGTGGCGACTTTTTTAGTGGCGAACGCGATCATTCTGGGGTTCAGCGTGTGGGTGACGCTCGCGCGGGGCCTGCCGACCGGCTGGTGGGGCACCTTGGGATTCTCGATCATCGGGGTGGCGGCCGCGGCGAACCTGTTCAAACCGCTGCACCTGCATCAGGCGATCGACCTGCCCGAGACGCTGATGATGGTGGGCATGGCGATTCTGTGCTCGCGGGTGGTGGTGAGGCGCGCGTTCTGGTAGCGGCAGCAACACAGAGCAAAAAGACGAAAGCGCCGGACTGTGGACGCAGCCGGGGCTTTCTGGTTTTTACCCCTGAGACGAGCAGGAGCAAAAAGTAGATGAAGTTTAGCCTATCGACGGAGATCATCAAAATGGCGGAGATTCTCGCGTGCAGCCCCGCGTTGCGCAAACTCGCATGGGGCGTGGTGGTGGCGCTCGTCTTGATGACGGGGGTATGGACTCGATGCCATTCTGACGGCGCTTGCGAAGCCTCATGTGCAGTGAATCAAGTGATGGACAACATGAGCCCGGCCGATGCAACCGTTGTCGGTAAGCGGTTCGCGAATGCCGTGCTGATCCTGACATCCGGCATCGCGATCGCTGCCGCATCTTGGAGCTTGCAGGTGATGCTGGGGACTGGGCGATGACGAAGTGACGGGGCATGAGCGATAGTCGGCAGTCAGGCGGCATTGTTTGCACGACATTATTCCAATTGTTGCCAACAGGAGGAAGTGTGAAACCCGCTCAAGGAACGTCATCGAGGATTTGGTACGCTGGTGATACGGCCTATCGAATCTATGGTGTTGGCGCCGCGCAAGCAACGCGCGACCAAATTATCGAAGTCGCGTGCACATCCCAACCGCTCAAACCGCAGCGAGTCGAGTGCCTGCCGACATTGGCTGAAAACGTGGGCTGGGGGTCTATAAAAATTCGTGACGATCTGACCCGTGTTGCAAACGAGATCCACGGGAACGAATCGGTCGACTCGGTGAAAAAGTCGGAGCTTGTCCAGTTAGCCGGCCGCATCGTGCGACAATCAACAGTAAAAAACACGTCGTTGGGATTGGCCATGGAAATTGCCAGAGCGCGTGCCACTCGTGGGGCGGGATGCCGTGGCGTGGTCGAGGACCATGGCATTCAGTGGAACCAGGCAGAAGTCGCGCTAGATCCTCAAGCACGGCATCAATATCTTCGCGCCCAAATTGCGGTGCAGATGGCCGCTGTGCGGGGAGTTGCCGGGGCGCGAATTGAGCAAGGCGCATCATGTGAAGTTATCGCGCGCGAGCATGAAATCTGGAGCGAAGAGGTCATCGAAGCATTGGAACAGCGGGCAATCCGAACGGTCGGCCGGATGATGGTTGAGCGTGGTGACCCGTTCGAGACGATTGTGGTGGCGCTTGGACTCACGCTCGAGCAATCTCGAATGTCTTTGCAGTACATGATCGACTCACAGCATTTGCGAAGTCGCAACATGCCAACTCGGGCATCATCCCAGTAGAGTTTTTGATTTTGGAGTTCATACCCGGCCCGCTTTTTTCGGTTGCCGGAGGTTCGACGGCGGGACGAGTGGCCGGCTGTTCACCAGCCTGCCATCGCCCCTTTACGAGCGCAGGTCAGTGATCAGGCCTTTCCCGAAGATCCAGCTGCTGCACGGGCAGGGCGATGATGTAGCCGCGCTTCTCAAGCAATTCGCGAATGTGACGAGGCGACGCGATCACGGCGTCGGGCTCGATGGGTTGCACAGATGGTTGAAGATCAGAGCCGATCGTCAGTAGCCAGCGGGTATCGTGCATTGTCGGTCGCGAATCGGTATCGGATGGCGGGGCGGCGTTCGCGAGAAAGACGCGAATGACTTGAAGGTGAAACGCGGGGCTGATCCACGCGGCGTAGGCGATTACCAGTTCGCGACAGGCATAAGTGCCGATTTTTTGCTTTGCTCGAATAGCCGGAATCCCGGCTTTTTCGATTTCTGCAATGAGCGTTTGAGTTTGTTCGTTGCCGAGGAAGTAGGCGGGGCGATGTTTTGCTTCGCTGCCGCTAGCTTGATGCAAATCGTTGAGAGAGTAGAGGCCGTCGAAATCACGAATTGTGAACGAGCCAAGACTGAGGTGTGCCATGAGTGCTCCGCAAACGGTTTGTAACCGTCCACTCCCGACGCCAATCAGGGTGGGCGACCGAAACGGGATGTTGGCGTACCAGTGCGGCACTGGCGGGCCTTGCGGCCCCACCCCGCTCGGTCGCCCATAGGGACACCAAGCGCAAAAAAGCCGCCTTGTTGTCACATGACGGCTTTGCCGCCGCATTTGGGACGCCAATCCCAACCGTCAGTTGGTTGCTGACGATACCGAAAGCTTAAAGCAGCTCAGGGTTGCTTGCAAGTGGTGCTGAGATGCGCCCCTTTTTTCTTTAGATCCCGGTTTGGCACCGGGATTTTTCGTTTACGGCCGCCTCGTGCGGCCATTTTTGTATCTGGAGCTTTAAATGAACCGACAACAATTCCAGCGCGCCGCGCAACTGTCGGACACGCTTGCCGCACGTTGGTATCCGCATGTCGCCTCAGCGGCCGCCGAATTCGAGATCAACACGCCGGTGCGGCTCGCGATGTGGCTCGCCCAAATGGGGCACGAGTCGGCCGGCTTCACGGAACTTGTTGAGTCGTTCAACTACCGCGTCGACGCGCTGGCGATCTTCTCGCGGATCCCGGCGCAGTTGCGTGGGCAGCTCGGCCGCCAGACCGGCGAATCGACGGTGCCGCTCACGCGACAGCGGCAGATCGCGAACCTGGCATACGGCGGGCGCTTCGGCAATGGCGGTGTCGTAACCGGCGATGGCTGGCGCTATCGCGGCCGGGGACTGAAGCAGATCACGTTCAAGGACAACTACCGCGCCTGCGCGGCCGTGCTCGGACTGGACCTCGTCGCGCATCCGGAACTGCTCGAGCAGGACGGACCGGCCGCGCGCTCGGCAGGTTGGTTCTGGCAGGCGCACGGCTGCAATGCGTTGGCCGATGCGGGGGATTTCGCCGGTACCACGCGACAGATCAATCCGGCGATGGCCGGTCAGGGTCAGCGGGAGGTCCGATGGAAAACGGCACGCCAAGCGCTTGGAGCATAAATGGCGAAAGCCCGATCTGCGGGATCAGATCGGGCTTTCTATTTCAACCCGTTGAATGGGCAACAGGGAGAACATGTGAAGAAGTATACGGAAATCCTCAAGGAGGTGCGGATTATGTGGAAAGAGATTCCGACGATGCGATTTTGGGGCGTCTGGCTGCTTGGGCTGTTGTATCTCGCGACCAAACTGTTGGGCACGCCTGTGATTGTTTCGTGGTTCGGTCGGTAAGGAAGGCGGAATGGACTGGAAAGACATTGCCTCGGCGGTCGGTAAGGCCGCACCGATAATCGGCACGTTGCTGGGCGGTCCTGCAGGGACTGCGGTGGGCGCGTTGGTCGCCGGCGCGCTCGGAACCGACAACACGCCGGATGCGGTATCGGCGGCGCTGGCCGGCAATCAGGACGCCCTGGTGAGGGTTCAGGAACTGCAAACGAACGCGCGCGTGCAACTGCAGCAACTCATCATGACCGCCGAACAAAACCGGCTTCAGGCGGCCAACGCCCAATATGCGGCGGAAGCGGCCGATCGCGACAGCGCGCGCAAGCTTGCCGCACAGCAGCCGCGCGACTGGATGCGACCGACGTTGAGCTTGGCCATTGTCGCGTCGACCATCGCGATCGTGTTTCTGGTGATCACCGGTGTCGCCAACGGCACGCTGAAGGATCCGACGATCGCGGCGACGGCCGGCGGCCTGCTGATGTACTTTGTGCGTGAGACTGCCCAGGTCCTGGGGTTCTGGTTTGGGATAGAGAAGGAGACCACATCGATGAGAGCGATCGTGCCCGGTCGAAACTGATGTCACTGCGATGCCTGCCTCTCCTGTTGTGGAAGCGTTGGCGACAAGACGACGCGTACTAATTTTCGATGTGCCCGAGCAGCGCCGCTTGACTACCGAGGTCGCCGGCAAGGCAATAAATCGGGTGGCCCGATGACCGGGCCGCTCATGCTGGAGCCCTTCACGCTGAGCACAAATGGTTAAGCTGACAGATGGCGATTCAAAAACCGAACAAAAAGGGAGAAGAACTGGAAGCCAAGCTTGCCGCGCTGGAGTGAGGTGCTGATGCGGCAAGCATTTCTAGGCGGATCCCCCTTTTTTGTAGACATGCTTTGCTTCGCGGACACCCTTCGGGAATATTTTTCGAACCAGCCTACGCGCGGTTGCGTCAAGACGTAGAGCAACGTCGCGGATCGGTTGCTCTGGTCGCCCACGGAACGACGTCGGGTGGAAGTATTCCTTGCCGCCGACGGGATGATCGGAAAAGTAGTAGTTGGATACGCAACAACGTAATTGATCGCTGACGTTCTTGGACACTGAATGCCACGAATGCTGATTCGTGACCATGACGACCAGTCTGTTGAAACGGCTAACTATCGTCTTTTGTGGGCGATCGAGTCCATCGGGCCATACTTCGAGATTGCCGCCGTACTGTTCTGCCCAGTCTGGAGATACGTAGTAGAGCAGGTTCAGGACGCGATAGCGTTCTCGATCCTTATCATGAGAGTTGTCCAGATGGGGATTGAGGAAGTGGCCAGATCCCATCAGCGAGATACCGCCCGCGTATAGGTGCTCGTCCGGGTAAAGCGATTGAAGTTCGCAGATGTTCGCGATTTTCTGCACTACACTGGGTTCTTGAAAGGCGAAAATCACCTCTTCCAAAAGCGCATGATGTTTATCCATTTGTGATGAGACATATTTCAACTCCCGGGCACTTTTGCGCAGCATCATCGAAGATGTATCGGGAAATGCCGGCCGTATCGCGTGTGCCAACGCGTCGGGCAACAGATCGTCGACTACAAACACGTTGACTGGGTTGCTTTGGTTCCATTCATTCCGGCATGCCCATGTGCGCTGCTTCAGCCGATTTTCGATGAAGGTTCCGATTTTTTTGCGATCCAT